TTGCAAGATACTCGAGAGAGTTCTCTAATTTAGTTGACAACATATCACATAATGTGATACAAGATAATAGCAACCAAGAGAAAGGATAATTTATGGAAGCTAATAAACTAAGACTAAACCAACAGAAACGACAGCTACTCAAAAGAGAGTGGGCGTCAACTGTTTGGAATAAGACACCAATGGAAGTTGAGGACAATCTAAAACTTGCCATTGAAAATTATAGAACAGTAAAACAACAAACTTGGGATAATGTAATCACACCTATAATGGATAGTAAGTTTCCACTAGAGGACATGAAAGTATTAGCCAAGTACGATAGAGGTAGTAATCATTACAGATCATTCACAGAAATAGATCAATGCTTTTATTTTAAGCCGACACATACTGATAGTAGTGAAAGCCAATACAAGTGGACTATTAGTGATGATGAGATGAGAGCATTGTATCACTTCGAGTTGCAAGAGAAAGGACACCAAGCGACACTAGAAGTTGAGTATTGTGAAACTCAAAGAGATCGCAACCCTCACTACCACGAAAAAACAAAAGCTATGGAAGAAGATTTAAATTCCATATCAGCAGGTCTTGATCGTGGTTTATGGAATAAACATGGCTATCATAATGGTAGTAGAGATTATAATGATGACATATCTGCTTTCAGTCGTATCGTACCCAATACTGGTGGCTGTCATTCTCGTACAATGATGTGTGGTGAAACACATTGGGAACAGCTAAAGATGTATGCAAAGGCACAAAGTGGTTTGACCAACGCACACCGAGAGTTGTGGCAAATGAAATACGAGCTAGTCAAAGATATGAATAGTATTATTGACCAAGCTAAATTCTTATCTGATGTCAAAGAGTATTGGCCAGATGTTCAAGAGTGTGTTTCTTTTGAGACAAGTGATCTATCAAGAGAGTTGTCTATTGTATCAGACGATACAAAAGAGAGACTAAAACATTCCCTTGCAGTAAGACAGACTGCAAGAGAACAGCAACCAAAAGAAGTTGAAGTTGTTGTGCCAACGCAAGGATTTGCGTTAGTAAATTAATACTTCTAATACTTGGCATGGTAGTTATATCTGTAAGCCCAAGTATAAACCGCGGTGCGGTGACAAGATATGGCTCTAAGAGTAAACAAGTGCAACTGCCCTGTCTTGTCTTCGGACCGCGTGTCCAGCCCTGGTGTCAAAGACATAAACAGACGGGTGCGATTCCCTAGGCCAGGGCGCAAGGTCGCAAGGCCGCAAGCATTTTTTATTTGACAATGTGTCATGAATATGGGACATTATGATAATTAATAACAGAAAGGATATAATATGCCAAACTTTAAAGTAGCAATAATACCTGCTGGAGATGGTCCAGTTAAACTACAAACTATCGAAGGTGAAGACGGTGTTTCATTCGAGACTATCTACCCGCTGATCAATGCATCAACAATAGAAATAGTCCAGGGAAAATGGAACGACACCAAAGACAATATTGTCTTTGATTGCGATCTATACTGTGACGAAGAAGCTAAGTTAACAAATAAGCCGCACAACTGGAGAGCATCCCAACTGCGATACAATAAACTTAAGAGTATGGAAGGCCAGCTGATGGACAACTGGCGCGACTATTGCAACATTAACGGCGACGTTGCCATGGTTGTGGAAGAAAATCCCGACCTGCAATGGGAGACAACCAATTGAACCGGTCCAGGTACAATAGCAAGATGCTTCGGGGCGAAAGCTCCGGGGCACCTGCTCCGCGGACCGGGGTTATAGGTACAGTGCATCCGTACTGGGTTCAAAGGCGCAAGCAACGCGAGGCCGCAAGGCGCAAGCTCGCAAGCGCACAAGCAAAAAAAACATTGACATTATTTAAATAGTATGGGATAACATGATAATACATTAATGTACAGGCGGGCCTTTATGTCTGAAACTCGGGCCCGCCGCTAATAAGAAAGGATAATACATGAACGCGCAGAATAGAAAAATAATCACTGGGGGGCTAAGCAAGCCCTCTAAGATGCCTGGCTATGCTTACAACTTACCGGCGACAGAATGCAAGGTAGGCGCAAAGCTTGCCAAGGTCCCCGGCTCTGTGTGTCATGGCTGCTACGCCCTGAAGGGACGCTACAGGTTTCCAAACGTTAAAGAAGCAATGCACCGCCGGCTGGCAAGCATCCAGGACCCGCGCTGGGTTGAGACTATGGCAGCGGACATTAACGCCCGCAAGTCTAAATATTTTAGATGGCATGACAGTGGCGACATCCAGACAATAGAACACTTACGGAAAATATTCGATGTATGCAGGCTAACACCTGACATCGCGCACTGGATACCCACCCGGGAATCTGGGATCCTTTCTAAGATTGACCCGGACGAAGTGCCGGGCAATCTGACGATTAGATTGAGCGCAACGATGGTAGACGGCAGCGCGCCTAAGAGCTGGGCCCTGACAAGTACCGTTGTATCCAGTGGCCGCACGTGCCCGGCCCCTGATCAGGGGAACGCGTGCAACGATTGCCGCGCCTGCTGGGACCAGTCAATACCAAATATAGCATATGGCAAACACTAGATACACGTTCTTATACCGGTCCGCGGACGGGCACCTGATGCGCCCTGAAAGCTTCTTGAATATAAACAAGGGGCGCACGCTGAGCAAGAGCCAGCTGCGCATGCTGGGTATTACAAAAGTAAAATTAAAAGAGATCAAACAATAATGGGCCGGACCTTCCCTCTGGGTACGCCACGGGCGTACCCGATTAAGAATAGGATACAAGCGGACCTGAGGCGCAAGCAAATGCGTGAGTACGGGCGCAAGCGCGCAAGGGCCGCAAGCGAGACGCAAGGACGCAAGGCAGTTTAGAATGATTCTAAGTCGCATAGTCAAGAAAGTTATCCACAGGATCCAGGTCACAAGAAAGGTTGACTTTGAACCTGATATATGGGATAAAGTGATAACAATTAACAGAAAGGATACTTATGACAATACCACACGCGGAGAAACAACTGGACCACGATGCCGGAACAAGGGCAGATTACTGGGAGCATCTCTACAAAGAAGCCGATGCGAAGCGCACCCTGCTACAGGAGAAAAGCGAAAAGCTGCTGCTCATGGTAGCGAAGCGCGACGAAAAGATCAACGACCTGGAAATCCTGGTGAAAGGGCACCGCGCATCTATCCGGGAATACAAGGAAGAGGTGGAGAAGCTGCAGGCAGACAAAGAGCTCAGGAGAGGCATCATGCAGGGGCAGAGCGAGGTCATCGACGACCTCAGGTCCCAGCTGGAGACGCCAATCAACTTCGATCCAGAAGACGACGAATAACTAACCGGGGCCTTCGGGCCCCATCCCCCTATAAAGAGTCAGGCCTCAAGCTCACAAGCGCGCAAGCAATTGGGTCTCAAGCGAGCTGAAGGGCACAGGCGCAAGCGTGCAAGCGCTCAAGCCAGAGTCCGCAAGCTCACGGACCATGGTCCCTGGACAAAGTATCACGGATCGTTGACCGTGGGGCTGGACCAAGATAAATGTTTTTGTGGGATGCGTTACATGGAACGCTATTTGGTGTGGTGACATGGCAACTTTATTACTTTTCGTTACTTTTAGCTCAACTGTAAAAAAGCCATGCTTTACAGTGTATCCAACTAGATCAGGAAAGCCAAAAGATGCCCAAGATTCAACACGTGTCCATGTAATTCCTGGTGTATTTTTCTTAACTTTTTGCCAAAGTTTTGATTCTTCTTTCAAAGTAATTTATTGTACCAAAATAACGCAACGATACTTCTCTCTTGAACCTATTATTTTGTTCTCAACAAGAGTAATTTCTTTAATGTTAAATTCTTTTTGTAAAGGGTTACGACCTTCTGGCAACACCATCATAACTTTTGCATTTGACCCAACTTCAGCAGTAGCAAACCTAGTAAGCACGGTTATCAAGTTCTTAACGTCATAATAATTGTGTGCTGTCTTTAATTGTTTAGCAACAGCGTCGTTATTGTCATTAAGAATGGCATTAGTTTCAACTAACTCATTAATGCTCATTTCATCAAATGTTTTTTCTGCGGTTGGTTTGTCTAGTATGTCTCTAATAGCTTGATCAGCTTCTTTTTTCTTTTGTTGTTTATCTATTTTGTCAGTCATATTATCTCCTTTTTCCTTGACCTCTATATTTTTTATGCCCCCTACGCTTGTGTTTATTCTTGGGACGCGAGCGTATGCTATTCCCTATTGATGTCCGCTTTTTTGGACCAGGAGTGTGCTCTTGATATGATTTAGCTTTTCTCATCGACGAGTGTATAGTCTCCTTTTATCAATACTTCATTCTCTTGGTATATCTTTTTCATCTTAGCTTCCAAGTCTTCGATAGACATGTCCTCTAGCTTACCTGTTCTGATTATTTTCTGCTCGATGTATAGTCCTGCTGCTTTGCCTCGCGCAACCTCCGCATTTGTAGCTGCCGAGAAAGCTCCCTTTGCAAGAGCTTCTTGGCGTATACGACCGAGTTCTGTGATGTGCCGTTCAAAGCTAACCTCATACTTCTTCTGTATTTCTGATCTGAGTTCGCCAATGTATTTGACGACGAGAGGAAACTTGTTTGGATTGCGCAGCTCAGACGCGCGCACATGGCACGAACCTTCGGCATAGCCTGCTTCTTTAGCACATTCAGTAGGTGTCTTACGTCCCTCATTGTATACCAATAGCTCCGCAAATTTCTTTTGCTGTTCAGTTAATAGTTTGGGTAATCCCATGGATGTAAATATAAGTAAGTTTACTTGTGATTACAAGTTTTTTATGAAGCGTTTTATTATGTATTTGATAAATCTTTTTATGTGATTAATTACAAATTCGTTTAGGAACCACCTTATTACACGCATAACAATTAATATTGGACTAGGCGTAACATTAAACAAAACGAGTGCTACATCAACTCCTGTATCAACTGAATTGTCTACGGTAATATATTTATTCCGGATCTTCCGTAAGTATTTTAGCAATTTTTAGTCTCCCCATGTCTTCGTATACTTCTGCTTTTACTTCTTTGCATTGCATATAAATACCTTCTTGATCTTCTCCAATATTTCTGGTGATTAAACGTTTTTGTTTGAGACAATCGCTAAGACCATCAGTTGGCACCATCTCTACTGTAGAACCGTTTTGTATCATGAGTATTGCAAATACAACTTTAATGGTTTCCATTTGTTTTTGCCTCCAAGTCTATTAATCGTTCTTCGTGGAATTGTATAACCATGTCGTTCTTTAGTATCATAGGTATCTCTGATTCCATCTGTTCTTTTAGTTTGTCTACATTCTCGCCAAGGTACTCAACCAACATGTAGAGCTCTTGGACTTGTGGACTGACCATGCCTCCTTTAGGGACAGAATCAATAAAAGCATTTGCAGCTTCTAAGTCTTTAGACATCAATCTTAAATCTGACTCTATACTATTAAGTCTTTCAATGACACCAAAGGCGAACCAAGCGCCCACAAGCAAACTGCCAATAATAGTGAGTAAGTTACGTACCGGCATCGAGACGGAGGTGTTTTCATCTACATCTAATCTTTTCATTTAACACTTCCATCTTCTACGCGCCTGTCTAATTCTAGAATTAGGATCGTTTCTTGTTTTTGCTGATGATCTTTTTAATTGACCAGCAGAACGTGCGCAATAAGACTTACGTCTTTTTGCTGCTTTACTACCAGGTTTAACTTTACCAGTAACTGCTGTTTTTAATTTACTTCCGGGGTTTGCACGTCTATAGGCTGCAACACCTTTACGTGTCATACCAGCACCGGCTTTGGTCTTGCGATAATTCGCACCTTTACCAGTTGTGGTTTTAGGTATGTTCCCCCTGCTGGTAGCCATTAGCTACTCTTTTTCTTTTTCTTCTTAACTGGTTTCTTTGCAGTTTTAGCAGATGCTTTTAAAGCTTTGTCAGATACAGAACCTTTACCGGGTTTACTAGTACCTCTTTTTTTAGCTCGGTTCATATAATAGTATAAACCTTTTTTAACTGTTCTACCGTCTTTAGTGACGTGTGTGTCTTTAGCCATTATGCTTTACCTCCACGTTTCATTCTTTTTTTCATCATGCCGCCGCCCATTTTACCTGCGCGTCCACCACGTTTCATTCTTTTTTTCATCATGCCGCCGCCCATTTTTTTAGCTCTTTTCTTTTTAGCTTTTCCGCCTCGGCTTAATTTAACACCTCTACCTTTTAAGATGTCTTTTTTAGTGACTTTACCATCACCTGTAAGATCTGGAAATTTTTTAGCCATGTTTGTATCTCCTATAAGATTGTCGTTTTAAAACTGTGCCCTCATAATAGTCACGAGGCCATGCCGAATAATATCCTTTTTTATTCATCATGTCACTAGACTTTTCTAGTTTATCAAAATTTTGTATTAGCACCATTAAGAACTCATTATCTGGTTCCCAGTCACCGGTCTCTAAAAACTCTACTGGCTCGTCCTCCTCATCGTCGTAGGGGTGAGATGCCATCAGGTATATATCTTGAGGCACAAATATTACATTGTAGGCATGTATTGTAGCATTTAGCTCATCAACTGTAATTTTTATGTCGCTGCAACCTACAATCACTATATCTGTAGCAGGATCCTTGATAAGTTCTGTACCTTCTACAATACTATCTATAAGTTTCTTGTGGTCTGTTACTTCCAGGATCTTTAGTGCTTTGGTTTCTCTAGCTTTCTTTGCATACGGGCATACAGGAACGTTGCCCAGGGCTTCACTTGGTTGTTCTATGTAGTTTTTAGACCAATCAAGTATATCTTCAGTTATCGATTTCATTTAAATGTTTTTTAAGCATGTCTAGCAGCCAAGGATTATCTCTATACACACCCATCATAAAATTACTGATAGTATTTACAGTTAATTCTTCTGCATCATCTTCTTTAAGTGGGCCGTTTGCTTGGTTAAGACTAGATATATACACCACCGCATGTAGAATTTCATGCCACGTAGTATTGCAGCGCTCTTGTCCTACTAACGCATCTTGTATATAGATAACACCTTCTCTAGCCCGGTACTCACCGTAGCTGTCTGTCATGTCGTCCAATACAAAACTAGGATTTACATACTTGATCTTTATAGTTCTATAACCAACCTTAACTTCAGTAGGCCTGCCGTTTGCTGGTACCTCGTGTGCTTCTGTTAGTGTTTGTTTTTTTCTAATCATTCTATTCTCCTATATAGTAGGGATTTGACCCCCTAGTGTCAGAAATTTGACACAACTACCCCTCTCACACGGGTTAGAACGTAAAACTGCCAAAAATTGACCTACTCTACCGCCTCTACCGTTGCAAAAACACCCTGTGGTAGACTGTTTCCTTAATAATATCATACATTTACCTCAATTACCACCACTACCGCCTGTTCTGCAAGTTCGTACAAAATAAACATCGTTGGGTCTAATCTCCACTATAGCACAGCCTATCATGCTTCTTCCAAATCCTTTAAATATCTTGACTCACAGAACATTTCCCAACTTTTTAACTTATCCGCGTATTTAATTATATGTGGTGTCAATAGCTCCATTTTGTTTCTATGTATAAAACTATGACATTGCCAAGTATCCCTGAAAGACTTTGCTGTGTATTCTTTTAATATTGCTTCGTCGGTCCCCGCTACTAGTAAATATATTGTAATTACAAAATACATTATCCGTTTTCCTTGTAAAATTGGTCGAGGCGACGTAGGAAGTCATGCTTCGCCTGTCTGTACTCCTCGCCTTCTATCGTAAACTCCTGATAGTAAAGGTCCTTTGAGCACATCAAAATCACCCCTTTCTCAATTGTTGTACCGTAAACTGCATCATGAGCCATGCCATACGCCGCCATCTGCAGAAAATAATCGCCAATCCATTCTCGCTGTTTTGGTTTATTTGTCTGCTTGAAGTCAATGATAGCCATAGATCCGTCGTGTTGTCCAACTAAATCGACTGACCCTGCGTATAATCCTGGATAATAAAGCGTAGCCTCATTCCCGTATATCTCTGTAAGTCTGTTATCAATCCCGCGGTCCACGATCTTTTCTGCCATATGCTTGGCTGTGTTACCAACATCAGTTAGATCAAGGTACCCTTCGCCTAGACAATACTTCTCCAAGTACAAATGCATAGACGTACCGCGCGCCGCTGCTTCTTGTGTAATACGCCTGGCCTCTTCGTGACCTACTTTATCTCTCCATCGTTGAAGAGAATTTGCTTTATCTTTTGGCTGAGTTTGGCCAAGAACCGTCGTGACCGATGGTAGGCGCTGTCCGTGAATATCGCCTGC